CCAGCCGAAGAGATGAAGAAGGCAAAGGCTTCAATGGATGGGAGGTTATTCAGGCAAGAATTTGAAGCCACATTTGAAACCGCAGGGAATCGAGCGGCATATAACTTCGATAGAGATATACACTTAAAGAAAGCCAAAGACATATCAGGGAGGAAGTTTTGGGGGGTTGATTTCAACGTGGATTATATGACTGCTGTTTTGTGTTGTGAATTTTCAGATAATACGTTACATTATTACCACGAGATTCGATTAGCGAACTCAAATACGGATGAGCTATCGCAGTATATGCAAAAGGCTTGTCCAGACATTCCTTGTTACCCTGATCCAGCAGGAAGTGCAAGATCAACAACGAGTTCTAAATCAGATCATCAGATTTTGAGAGATCACGGCTTCAGGGTCGTGGCTCGGCGTTCACATCCATCTCACCGTGATAGGCTTAATGCCTTGAATCGTAAATTGAAGGATGCGAATGGTAAGATTGGGATGACAGTTGACCCGAGTTGCAAAATCTTGATTAAGGACTTAGAACTTTGTCAACGTGACAAGCACGGGGGTATAGAAAAAAAAGTCGAGGAACTTTCCCACTCCCTCGATTCTTGTAGCTACCTCATTGAATACAGATTCCCTGTAACCAGAAGAGTGGCAACCTCTACAACGTGGTAGCTCTACTCTCCATTAGTTTCCTCCTCAACATAGCATTGGTAATGTTTTTGATTAAGTGTTACCGAATGGCAAAGGAATGGAATAGATGATTGTAGAAGATTTAAGCTTATCATCTGTAACCGAAGCCCTGAAGAAGCAGGTTAATCTTATTGAGTCTAAGCGTATTGCTGAGAGATATAAGATGCTGAACTACTATGAGGGCTTAAGCTCAGAGATGGAAGCAGATATTCGGAACTACTTTAATAGTGACAGCTTAAAGCAAGTCCCACACTTAACACAGAACATCACAGGTAAGCTAATCAATGGCAGGGCGATTGTTTACAAACAACCTCCAGAGAGACAGGTGGACGAGAGATTGTTTGAGTATGCGGATAGCCTTGATTCTTATATGACCCAATTTGAAAGATTGACCTATCTGCTTGGTACTTGTGGGATGTTTATTTATTGGGATGAAGGGGAAGACGATAAGATTAAATATGATATGCTGGTGGAGTTCTATCCGCTCTTTCTTGAAATGGAGTCAGAGCCAAGAGGTATTATCTACCCATTGTATAATCAGGAGTCAACAAAGGTATCAGAGATGACCTATGCTTTCTGGTCTGATGAGGAGCATTACTTAATAACTCAGGGAGGGGGTAAGATTTCAGTCAATGAGGGCGACACTAACCCGCTGGGTGTTGTTCCAGTTGTTTATGCCCACCGCCATCCGATGACTACGGAGTGGTGGAGAGAAGGGGCAAGTGATATAGTTTCAATGAATAGGACAATCAATGTGATGCTAACAGAAATGGCTTTGTCTATGAGATTACAAGCGTTGGGACAGCCTGTTATCGTGGGCGTTGATGAAGAGACAAGGCTACAAATGGGTGTCGATAAGCCGATCTTATTACCAGATGGATCAAGCTTTAGCTTTGCATCTGCTGGTGGGGACTTGAGCAGATATGTTGATGCGATGAGATTTCTTGTAGATAGTGTAGCATACAATAACAATTTGAAAACAAAGTGGTCACAGGGCAGGGATGCAGTAAGTGGAGAAGCCTTGAAAATGCTTGAGGTTGATCTTACTGAAAGTGTTATGGGAGATGCTGAACATATATGGCGACCTGTAGAGAATCAGAGGTTTGCAATAGAACGAGCAATACTTGAATCTAATGGTGTAGCAATAGCGGAAGATTATTCTGTTGATTTTACCGAGCCGAGGTTTCCCCTCTCTGCTAAAGAGGAGAGGGATCAGTGGGATTGGGAATTTGGACACGGCTTCAAAACCAAGAAGGATTATATGAGACACAATAATCCAGATGCTACAGAGGAGCAGATAGATGAGATGCTTGGTGAGATACAGGAGCAACGAGCCACAGAGAAAGAAGCTGAAGCTCCAGAGCCACAAGCACCAGCCTTTAATCTAAGAGGATTAGCCAATGGCGTTAGTGGATGATTACTTAGATGATGTCGAGATGACTAAGATTACTGTGGAGAATGACAAAAAGAAGATATTGGAAGCTATTGATCTTAATGCTTTTATGGTTAATCCTATTGGGCTGTTGAGGTTGCTTGGGAATGAATTTATAGCCCAGCATCTTGAAGAGGTTAAGACCTCATATAAAAGCGGTCAAAGCTTTGCAAGGAAAATGTTAAATGAAGTTTAGTTTTGGGATGAAGAAGAACTTTGATCTGGGGAAGATAAACCTTGAACTCTCTGAGGAGATCAATGATATAGCTGGGATGATAGTTAAAGACCATAAGGACAGACTTGATTCTGGAATGGATATTCACGGGAAGCCATTTAAGAAATTACGTCCTAATACTATTGCACAGAAAAGTGCCAAAGGGTATAAAGACCCGAGAAAAATCTTAGTGGCTACAGGAACAATGCAGAAGTTCCCGCCGTTCAAAAAAGCTACCCCTGCCTCGCAACAAGCAATAATTAAACCAGCAAAATCACGAATGAAGATTGGTGCATATCATCAAGAAGGAACAAAGCCCTACACAATTAGACCTAAAAGTGCCAAGAAGCTTGTCTTCACAACACTGAGCGGGAAGGTATTTACAGACAAGGTTAATCATCCGGGGCTTGACAAGAGGGAATGGTATGGAGTCTCAGACAAGATAGCTGACAAAGGATTCAAGTTTATCGTTAAAGAAATAGATCGAAGATTGAAAAGTGCCTGAAATAGAAGAGTTGACAGCAATAGAGCTTTCGTTGTATAATTCAGTAGAAAGAACAGCACAAAGGACACTATTTGATCTTGATGAACTAATAGAACAGATGAGATTGCGAGGAATGGACGATGCGGGAATTAGGTCGTTCCTATTGTCAGATTTAGAAGATGGCGGGAGATACTTTGGGGCTTTCCAAAATGCTATCGGGCGAATTGTTACTAATGCTGTGGAGGAAGCAGGAGGAGTAGCAAGTCGTGGCGTATTTGAGAGGGCTGGGATTACAGAATTTCAATGGCAGACAGCAGGGGGAAACGTCTGTCCAGATTGTAAGGAAAGGAACAACAGGACGAGAACTATGGAACAATGGAGGCTCGTAGGGATTCCCAAAAGTGGGTTTTCTGTATGTGGCTCATATTGTAATTGTGTCTTAGTACCTTCAGGAAGTGGTAGGAACATTCGGAAAAGAGCCGAGAGAAAAAGAGAATTGAAGTTGAAATTTGGAAGAACTTAATAACTCAATCAAGAGGTAAAAATGGCAAACACAGAAGACAATGCTAATGTCGTAAATCAGCAACCACTCGGAACTGATGAGGTTAAAGATCAGGCAGTCGAGACTCCAGACGTAAAACAGTCCAACGTCCCTTACTTCCGATTCAAGGAAGTGAACGATCAGCTCAATGATATGAAGACTACAGTTTCAAACCTCAAAGCAAATGAGGAAGAACGTGAAGCCAAGATCAAGGCTGAGAAGGGCGAGTTCAAAGAACTCTACGAAAAAGAGGTCGAGCTTCGGAAAACAGCAGAGGCGAAATCCGTCAAAGCTGATGAGTACTTTGCAGGTCGCCGTGAACAGATTATGTCAAACTGGTCGGACGAGGACAAGGAGATTTATGGTGATATGCCGTTGGAAAATTTGGAACGGCATAATGATAGTTTGAACAGAACCAAAGCCGTTAAGACAAACACAGCCAAGTCTGGCGTTTCTCAGGGTAAGCCCTTTAAGGGTGATATATGGGACGATAGTGACCAAGATACCGTTAAGCAGAAGCGAAAGAATTGGAATGATATTGTTAGGCAGAGGTTCAGTTAGGAGTATAAATAATGGCTAAACATTATCAAGGTAGCCCTAGTACGACTAGTACCGATGCCGTATTTGTGCCGGAGGTCTGGGCTGAGGGAATTTACAAGTTCTTTGAGCGAAAGACTGTATTCAGGAATCTTGTGGATGACTACTCTGCACTCGTTAGCGGGTCAGGTGATACAATCCACGTTCCAGAAATCGGTGTAATAAGTGCGACAGCGAAATCTGCTGGATCGGATGTTAGTTACGATCCTACTGCTTCAACCACGACAGATA